TTGCTACCGTCCCCTAATGAAATTTCAAGATCAATAAGAGGACTATTTAAGAAATGAACTATTTGGAATATATTATTGGAAGTGCAATCGCTGCTGTCTTCTCGGCAGGAACTTGGTTGGTTCGTAGGGTTCTCACTAATGAGAAGCAGATTGCATTACTACAAACTGAGATTGTTTCAAGAGACGACAGACGTAGTGAAGACCGTGAGATTATGCGGGACATTCAGACTGACCTAAAGGAAGTCAAACGAGACATCCTAGACATCTACAAGAAACACCCATCAGAATAAAAAAAAGCCCGTAAGTCAGGATCATATGTCCTAGCTTACGGGCTTTTTTATTTGTTTAGTCTTCTAGTTCTGAGATGTCAGAAGGTATTCTGCCGCCTTTGTACAAAGCAAAGGACTATCTTTAAGAAGACCAATCGCGGTATTGCAATTCTGACACAACAAACCTCTGATCATTCCGGTGGTGTGGCAGTGATCAACAAAAAGGACACCTCTTTGTGCCTCGCTAAAGTAAACAGAACAAATAGCGCATTGGCTATTTTGAGAAGCTAAAATAACACCGTAATCAGCAAAAGTTAGCCCATACTTTCTTTTATAGTGGTGATCCTTACTCCTCTCTACATTCTCCTCTTTCCATCTTTTTGACTTGCTGGAGTTACAGTCCTTGCACACATAACATAGACCATCCAAAGTAGTCTTATTTTTATGGAAGTCCGCCCTTTCGAGAACCTTTAAGCAACGGGTACATGTTTTTGTCATGTGAACTGCTTACTTTCCAACAAATCTTTCAAAAAGACTCTTACGTTTTGGGTCCCCTCTAAGCGTCGGAGAATACGGATGGCAGAATACACAATTTTCTTAGCATCATAAACTTTAGTTGTACCCTCTTTATCCCCCCACCTGCAACCCGCTTTGGTAATATTTGCAAGATGGAAACTGTCGGCACCCCACTGTTGTTCTGATTTATACTCAATATAATCGTTAAGGGTTATCCAACCGGGAAGAAAATCATAATAGTCAGAAGGTCCACCATCACTGCTAATTTTTGTAGTGTCTTCCCCCGAGAAGGTAGGAGGATCATACGATAGATCAGCGATAGGAATATCATACCCTACCACCCTTGAGTCAATCTCTTGCTGTACTTGGTTCATATCATGTTCCCAATCATCATACTTTTTCAGGAATTCGTTGTAGCACCACATACTGTTCTTACGATTAGCAAAAGCTACAAAGGCTTTATCTTCCGTGACAGACAACACAGTACCTGCGCCAAGATTTTCCTTAGTAAGGGTCGAGACTACAGCATCACCAACCTTAAAGACCATTAGAGATTCTCCTCATAAAACGCTTGTATCCACTGCTTGCATACATCACTTCTTACGATGTCGTCAACAGTAAACTCGATGACAGGGATGTCCATCTGGTACTTCTTTGCTAGGTGGATTGCTTTAGAGAGTCCAGACTGTTGCTTGATGTCAGACTGCCGGATGTCTCCAGAGAGTACAAAGGTACAGTTCTCTCCAATCCTTGTAGTCAGCATCTTTAGTTCTTCGATAGTCAGGTTCTGGGCTTCATCACAGATAACAAAAGCATCATTGAAGGATGACCCACGCATGTACTCTAGGGGTGCCATACGAATGTTGCCATTCTTGACACTTGTCTCAACTACACCCTTCCCCATCTGCTCTTCCATGACGTTGAGGAGAGGCGATAGCCAAGGCCCATACTTCTCGTTCATGTCACCCGGAAGGGCACCCAGAGACTTACCTACAGACACTGCTGGCCTAGTCAGGATGATCTTGTCGATCTTACGCCCAAGATAGAGGTTACAAGCAAAGGTAACTGGTATCCAAGTCTTGCCTGTACCACTTGGGCCTAGAGCGATAACCTGATTGCTTTTCTTTAGAGCATCTAGGTAGGTACGCTGATTTTCATTACGGGGGAGGATTGGTACGAGTTTACCTACAGACTCTTCTTCTGCACCCTTGTATTTCGTTACCCGCTTACCTCGTGGCTTTTCAGCAATCATTTGTCTAACTCCTCTAGGTATTTGTAGAGTTCAGCGCAGCCACCAACATACTTCTTATCATGCCAAATCTGAGGGACAGTCTTTAACCCTGCCTTGTCTATGAGTTTGATAAGCATTGGGTGTTCTGTGTAAAGGAAAGCCTCGTAAGGCTCCCCCCGATTGTTAAGTGCTTCTTTGGCTCTATCACACCAAGGGCAATCGTCACGAGTGAGGATGTAGAACATGGTCCGTCTCCATTTGCTTCCTAGTGCGATACCAAGTTGTTTTAGGGATACCGTACAAGGCTTTAGCCTCTTTGTAGCTTTTTAGAGAAAAACACTCTTCTGGCCACAAATCTGTGGCTCTTTTGTCATCCCACCGTTTAAGGGCATAATGACTACAGATAGCCTTTGTCTCCACTGTGTGACGCATACCGAAAGCCGAGTGTTCACCCCCTAAACTTTTATTGTATAGCTGCCAATCTTCATAAAGACTTATTACAAGTTGCTCCAAAGATTGCAGTTTTTTAAGGTCACTACAAAGTAGCGAAACAGACCACTCAAAAGATTCAGGGCCATGTTTCCTAATTGCTTTATGAAAGTGCATATTAGAGCCATTCTTAGCAGAACGGAGGTGTTGGGACTTCCTTTTCTCTAGTGTGTGGGTGGTAAGCCCAATGTAGGACTTACCGTTCTTTATGTTGTATGCTTCATAGATGAGCATCAGACGCCATCACAACTGCGCATCCCAGTTTCAGGGTCAATATAGCAAGCACCCCCTTCTACAACAGTCTCGTCTGCTTCTTCCTTAGCCTCAATAACATCCTCTGATGCTGAAGAGTTCAGGATACCAAAGCGTTTGCCAGATGCCCGGAAGGTAGTACACCCCTTAGCACCACCCAGCCAAGCCTGCATGTAGACATTCTTGAACTCATCCCAAGTAACCTCATCACCGACGTTACAAGTCTTCGAGCAAGCACTGTCTACCCATTTCTGAGCAGATGTAAGCATATTGACGTGGTCCATAACAGAGATTTCATCTGCGGTAACACACTCAATACCCCACTCACGGAAGGCGTAGTCTTCTACCTTCTCATACTTAGGGCCATCTGAAGTTTGGATAGTACGAGTATACGCAAGAGAAAAGACTGGTTCAAGTCCTGATGAAACGTTGTTAGCAGTTAGTCTAATCGTCCCAGTGGGTGCGATAGAAGTTAGGTGAGAGTTACGGATACCGTACTTCTGGATCATCGCCTTCACTGTAGGGTCAAGTTTCTCCACAAACTTGGACTTCAAATACTTCTCTTCATTATAAGCAGGGAATGGACCCTTCTCACTAGCAATAGAAGCAGAAGCCATGTAGCACCAATTAGCGATAGCCTGCAACACTTTCTCGGTGAAGTCTGTAGCTTCTTTAGAACCGTAGCGAAGGTCGAGGGCACCAAGGGCATTACCAAGGCCAGTTACGCCCAACCCCATACGCCGCTTGTTCTTGGCTTCTGCTTCTTGTTGTGGCAACGGATAGATGGTTTCATCAATCACATTATCCATTGCACGAACAACATAAGGAACATCATGCTGCAACAAAGGCCAGTTGAAGGAAAAACCTGCACCATTACGGTAGACATACTTCGTCAGGTTGAAGCTGCCCAACAAGCAAGCACCATAAGGAGGAAGAGGCTGTTCGCCACAGGGGTTGGTCGCAGAGATGTCTTCCATGTAGTAAAGATTGTTCATCTCGTTTACACGGTCGATAAAGATAACCCCCGGTTCCGCCCAGTCCCAGTTCACACGCAACATCGCATCCCACAAACTACGTGCGCGGACGGTATCGAACACGTTATCCTCAAACACTAGGTCAAATGACCCATCTGTCTTAACGGCTTCCATAAACTTATCTGTCACCAAGACAGAGATATTGAACTGTGTAAGGCTGCTGCTATTGGCCTTAGCAGTAATGAACTCCATGATGTCAGGGTGATCAACCCGAAGACAACCCATCTGTGCCCCTCTACGGTGCCCTGCGGAAGCAATGGTTTTGCAGATTGCATCCATGATCCCCATGAAGGATACAGGCCCAGATGCTTGGCTCCCAAGGGACTTGATACGGGCACCTTTAGGGCGGATACCTGAGAAGTCGTATCCTACACCACCACCCATCTGCATAGTCTTAGCTGCTTCTGTAGCTACTTCCATGATGCCAAGCAGGCTATCAGGAACCTTCTGCATTACGAAACAGTTGAAGGCAGTCACCTTACGGTAGGAACCTGCTGCACTCTGCACACGGCCACCCGGAAGGAAACGTTGTTCTTTCAAGAGTTCATTGAATTTAACATAGTGATCTTTATCATCTGTCAAGGCTTCAGCAACTCGGGCGCATTTCTGCCCATAAGTCTCACCCTCTTGACGATATTTAACTTCATCAGCCCAGATAGCAACGGGGATAATAGGTCCAGTCATTGTTCTTTTTTCTTTCTTTAGGTTCTTTTAGTCTGTGATGATTGCGACACGGTGGGCTTGAACCACAATCCTATTTGTAGTCACATCAGCCTTAGTACACAGAGGGTTCTGGATAGACCACGCCACCAACACGACAGGTACAGTCTTGTCTTTGATGGTTTCCAGTTTGTTGATCAACTCTTGTACTGTCATTTGCTAAGGTCCGATAGGTCAACCTTTGGATAGGCTTTGTTCTTTTCGATCTTACCATCTGCCCTACGCTTAATACTCCCATCAGGTTGGAAGATTCGTCCTAGGTTGTTCTCATGGACACGCTTTAGGGCTTCTTCTACGTCCCACCCACGAGCATTAGCATAACCGTAGATGACATACAAGAGGTCTGCCAATTCTTTTAGTTCAGCAGCAGGGTCGTTTGTAGTAGTCTCGTCGGCCCACTCGTCAAACTCTTCTCCCATAAGTCTTTGGTACAAGAAGTTATCAGGAACTTGACCACTTACTTTAGCGTACTCTTTAACCATTTCTGTAGGTGTCTTCTGTTCTACCAAATCAAAGTAACTCCAACCACTCTCAACACCATCTTCAAGTTTTGTAGTCATTCCACTCTCCTACAGAAAGGCTTAACGATTACGTTTGTCGATGATTGACCACACCACAGAAGTCAGTGTCAGGATGACGCCTACGATAGGCTCAACGTCAGAAGCCTCAAGATAGCCCTTAGCTACCAGAACGGTCCCCCCAATGGTCAAGACCTGACGAACAAGGGCAAAGATTGTGGCTTGCAGAACAGTGCTGCTTTTCTCGGGAGTGGGTAGGGGTTGCAGATTGATCATTTGTTTCTTCCTTTGAACACGGTTTCTTGTTGGATTGAATGCTGTGGCCAGAAGTACCAGCAGAAGTTATCTACACTAGCATGGGGACTATCCTTGATCCACTTAAGTCTTCCTATGGACACAACCTTAGAACACCTACGCA